ATCAAGATCGAGATCAGGCCATGAAGCACCACCACTTCCGCATGCGCGACCCGGGCGGCCCGCCGATGGGCTTGGGCCGCCTCAGCCCGCGAGACGAGTGGCGCTACCAGCAGAGCCTGGCGCGCTTCCGTGCGCGGCGCGGCGAGCCGGAGCCGGTGCTGCGCGGTGAGGTGGGGCTGATCCTGGGCTTCAGATTCAAGAGCTGCCCCGCGGCTCCCCCACAAAACCAGTCTAGAGAGCAATCTTCATAGGTAAATAGTTGGGGTGGCTGATGGGACTCGAACCCAAGCTATGCGCGTCTCTGAGTAGGCATACGTGCCTTACGGCAGGAGGCACATACGCATTGGTACTCGACGCCCCACGGTCATCCCCCCACCAGCCCCCCAGGATGTAACAGACAATGAACCCAGAGCCCCTTGCTCACCTCGTCGGTGCGGAGATGGTCCCACAGGTCCAGGCCGCCATCCAGCAGATCAAGCTGCAGAGCCTGCTCGAGATCGAGCGCTTCGTGATCAGCGGCGCCATCCCGTGGGAGCTGGGCGTCTGGATGGAAGAGCCCGCCGTGGACGTGTGCTACGGCTCTATCGTGGTCAGTGAACGGATGAGGATTCTGTGATGACGCTTCAAGAGCGCCTCAGCGACGAGGCAGACCTATGCCGGAACGAGGGCGCGGACGACATCGCGGCCCTGCTGGATGAGGCTGGGCGCGCGATCGCGGCCTACCAGTGGGCCTATGAGTACCTGCAAGGCCGCATGCACAGCATCGACCGCCATGGCTGGGCTGAAGATTGCGACGGAGAGATCGAGCACAGGATCAGCGCCCCGCCGCCTTCCGCGCCTCGGTAGCGTGCCCGGCCTCAGTAGCAGCCCGCAGGAAGTCGTCGTAGATCTCGGTCTCTTCCTTCTCCAGGCGCGCCACCGCGGCGCGCTTGAACGCCAGGCTGGTGGTCTTGTCGGCGTTGATCGCCTCCACCTGGTCGCGCTGCGCTGAGATCATCTTGCCGAGGCTCTTCTGCAGCCCGGCCAGATGCAGGATCTCGCCCTTCTCGTTGTAGACCCGCTCGGCCCCGACCTCATCGCCAGCCTTGGTGGCGCGCTTGAGGTCTGCGATGGCCAGCTTGGCCTCGTTGGAGGCCTCCCAGAAGGCGCGGCGGGCATCCTTGACGCCTGACTCGCGGACGTAGTCCTTCGCGATGGGTATCTCGTGCATCTCGGGCTTGAGCGACGAGATGTCCTCGCCGGCCGGCGCCACCGCTGCGCGCACACCCAGTCCGGCCAGGGCGAAGGCGTCGGAGATGAACGTGCCCGTGCCGCCAGAGATCGCGCCGAACCAGAACTTCAGCGTCTCGGGGCTGATGTCGACCTTGCCGCCCTGCGTCGGCGTGCCACCGGTGGCGTCGCTCAGGCCGCGCGACACGGCGTCGAAGGCGGTGCCCTTCGTGCTGCGGTTCTCGCGCAGGAAGTTGGGGCGGCCCTCGTCGAACTTCGAGTCCGGAACGATGTCGCCGCCCAGCGAGGTGCGGTTGGCGATGGCCCAGCGGAACAGGTCGCGGAACAGGTCGCCGCCGACCAGCCCGGGGGTGAGTTCCACCAGGCCTTTGCCGTTGATCGTGCCCCATGTTTTGGCGCCGTTGATCGGGTTGCCGACCGGGCTGAAGTGGTCCAGGATGTTGGCGGCCACGCCGACCGACAGCGAGTTGGCGCTCTCGCCCTTGCTCATCATGAAGAGGCTGTTGCCCAGCGTGTGGAAGAAGCCGAACCCGAACGGCACTGGGATGGTGACGTACTTGCCCTTGCCGATCCGGATCACCAGGTTCTTGTCGCGGGTGTAGTCGCTGAGCTTCTTCCACTCCTCGTAGGCGTCATCGTCGCCGCCGAACTGCAGCGCGGCCGCGGTGAAGGCCAGGGTTGTCATGGCGGCGCACAGGGCCCACGCCTGCTCCTTGTGCGCGCCGCGGGTCATCGTCTCGACCACGCTGGCGGTGTCCTGCACGCTCGGGTTGAAGAACAGGTACAGGGCAGCCAGCGTCGAGGTCTTCTCGCCCTTGCGGTTGAAGTTGACGGTGCTGTTCTTGGCAGCGCTGGCGGCCTGCTCGGGCGAGCCGGTCTCCTTCAGGATCTCCTGGTAGGTGGCCAACCGCATGGCGTTTTCGGTCGCGGCGTTCAGGTGCTCGATCCAGCCCACCAGGCTGCCGACCACCTTGCGAGCGGCGACGCGCGCGGCCGCGCCGGGCTTGCCCTGCTTCACCTGGGCCATCACGCCCTGGTAGCGCTCGAAGTCGTGCTGGATGTTCAGCCCGATCCGCTCCATGTCGCTCAGCCAGGCGGCGCCCGTGCTGCCGCCGTTGGCCCGGTAGCCGTCGATCGCCGGCGTGCTCTTGCCGGTCATGCTGTAGCGAAGCATGCTGGCCAGGGCGCCTGGGTACTTCCCGATGATCTTGGCCGTCGTGCCGGCGCCGAAGTTTCCGGTCAGCTTGATCGTGCCGCTGCCGAAGTCGCGGATCATGTTGCGCACGATGAAGGCCGGGTTGTAGCCGGTGTAGGCGCGCGACAGGTAGGTCTGGAATGCCCTGCTGATGGCGATCAGACGGTTCATGCCGTCGGCGTTCAGCTTCTTGTAGCTCTGGGCCAGCAGCGGGTCGACGAGCTGCATGCGGATGGCGTGCCCCTTGACGTAGACCATCGCCTCGTTCTCTTCGAGCTGCGGGCGCGAGCGGTACTGCACCGTCGGGTCGCCCAGCGTCTTGACGACGTTCAGGCGCTTGGCGCCCGGCGAGTTGGCGGCGATCTGCTGTCGGATGAACTTGTCGGCCTCGGCTCGGGTGTCGAAGGTGGCCACACTCAGGCCCACGCCGCGCACGTCGTAGCTCGCGGTCGGCATCAGGGTGGCACGCTTGACCGGCTGCGAGACGGTGCCCACCCGCGGGTCGTTCATCTCGGTCAGCCACAGCATCATCGACTGCCCGACGCGGTTCTTCTCGGCCAGCATGACCGAGCGCTCGTAGTCCTGCAGGATGTTCTCGACGATGTGCTCTTCGCGGGCGTTGTGGCCCATGGCGCGCTTCTGCTTGCCGTTCACGCTCAGGCCCTGCCCGGTGCCGGTGCGCGCCGCGCTCTCTTCGTCGCCGCCCTTCAGGGGCACGTAGTGCTTGTAGGTCGCGTCCCAGCGGTCGGCCATGTCCTGGCTGATGATCCCTGCCTTCAGCAGCACGTCGCGCGAGGCGATCGTGATGGCCTGCCACTGGCGTGCCAGCTGCCGCAGCTCGGGCGTGGTGCGGGCCAGGATGGCGCGTGCGTCGGCGGTGGCCATGCCGCTGCCGGCGTCTGGCATCTTCGGGTTAATCTTGGCGACCTGCTCGTTGCGCTCGCGGGCGTGCTCGGCGTGCAGAACCTCGGCCACCTGGTCCATGGTGAAGCCGGCGGCCTGCGTCTTCTCGACCAGCGGCTTGATGGTCTTCTCGCGGAAGTCCTCGATCTTGCTGGCCATGCGGCCGTGCATGCGCTCCTCGGTGGCGTAGGCGTCGGAGGCTGGCGTCAGGCGGGCGCCGTTCTCGGTCGCCCACTCGCGCAGCTGGCGCATGCGGAGATGCTGGTCCTGCACGACGCGGCGGCCAGCCTGGATCTTGCCCTCCTCGGGCAGATCGGTCTGGAGGTGGCCGTTGGGAACCGGTGGCTGCTTGCGGGACTCGTTGATTCCGCCCTCGTCGCCGACGCTCCCCTCGGTCCAGGTCCACTCCGGCATCAGCCCGGTCTTCTGGTCGGCGAAGACGGTGTCCTTGACCTTGGCGGTGCGGTTCTTCTCGCCATAGGGGCCGTAGTTCAGCCAGCTGTTCTGACCGCGGGTCTCGCTGGTGATCGCGCCGACGGCGTCGCCAGTGAACATGCGAGCGTGCGCCTGCCAGGCGTTCTCCTCACCCTGCGCGCGGAAGCCGGCGCCCTCCAGACCGTGGCCGAAGGCGTCATGCACGGCGCGGAACAGGTCGTTGGCCAGGACCGGATGCATCACACCCTTCTGGTCGGGCCAGCGCATGCCGGTGTCGGCCAGCATGGGGTTGTCCTCGATCATCCCCTTGGTGACGCCCTCGGTGCCGTAGCCGTCATAGGTGCCGTAGACCGCCATGCGCTTGTTGGCGCGCAGGTCTCGCATCGCGTTCCAGGGGTTGCCCTTGTAGGGGTCTGTCGCGCCGTCGAAGAAGGTGAACTTGTAGCCGGCCTTCTCCAGGGCGTGGAACTGGTCCGTGGTCTGCTGGATCAGGTCGGCGTAGGCTGCCTTGACGCGCGGGTCGTTCGGCGCGTGCGGCATCGCGTCGTAGGCGGCCGCGATGCGCGCGGCGCGCTCTGGGTCGACCTGGACGTACTCGGCCTGGCGGCGCAGCTGGATGCCGCGCTCAGCCGCGTAGGCGTGCGCTACCCCTGTGAGTCGGGGGTCTGGTCCGGCGGCGCCTTGAACAGCTGGCGCACCTGGGAGCGGCGCAAGGCTTCCGCCCTGATCCCGTCCGCTTCCGTCTCCGGCGTCTCGCTGCTTGCCGGAGAAGCTGAGCTGGCCGGGGTCGCCCCAGCCGTATCGCTGGCTGAAGTCTTCGAAGAGGGCTTGAACGCGCGGCGCGAGAACATCTCGGGCGAACCCGAGAACATCGGATCGCCCGGCTTCAGCAATCCGAGATGCGTAATCTTCGCCATTTTGGTGAACCTTCCAGTCGTTCGTAGGCATGTCGCCAACGCTGGCAAACTTGCCCAGCTTGACGTCGATGTCTCCCGGGAACGCCCGGTCGACCGCCTTCGTCATCGCCTTGTAGAAGGCGACATTGTCCATGATTCCGAACTGGATCAGGCGCATGCCTTGGGGGCTTGACACCAGAGCGGCATTCTTTTCCCAGTCCGGCAGGCCGGCGGCGCGCAGCTCCTTGTCGACCTCGGTCCAGAGAGAGCTTGCCTCCTCGGGCGTCAGCGGGCGGCCGATCCTGACGTCGACTGCGTTGGCCTTCGGGCCGGTGGCGGTGAAGAACGGGCGGTGCCAGCCAACGCCATCCTGGCGGAACAGCAGGCCAAGCGTTGCGGCGTAGACGTTCAGGTTCTTGGCCACTTCCGGCGCGACGCCGAACTGGCCCTGCTTGGCGCCCTTCAACGGGATCATCGGGACCATGTACTGCATGCCGGCGCCGACGTCGGACTGCCACACGCCCGGAGCAGCCACCTGGCCGTCGCGGAGCAAGCCCAGCTTCTGAGCCAGCAGATCCTCCCCATGCGGCCCCGTCATGGCCTCTGCAGCCGCTTTCTGGAACTCGGCCTGCTGCTGGTAGCTGGCAGTGTGGATGCCGGGCAGGATGCCAGTCGGGCGGCCAGGCTTCGCCTCCCAGCTGATCTGGCCCAGGTGCCGGCGCAGGCCGTCGCTGAAGTCGAACTTGGCGCGCTGCGTGTCGCCCTCGCTGACGGCAAGCGCCATCGCATGCTTGAGCCAGACGCGGCGATGCTTGACCTCATCGTCGACCACGCGCACCTGTTTGGTCTTGCCGGTCTCGGGGTCGACCTTGTCCTCGTAGTGCATGTAGCCCTTGCGAGTCGACTCCTTCTCTGTGGCGGCCTTGACTTCAGCGTTCTCCAGGCGCGCCTTCATCGCCACCCAGATCGCGGCCTGGACCTGCTGCGGCTCCCAGCCAAGCTCCTTGGCCAGCCGATTGGTTTCGTTCTCGACGAAGAGGTAGTTGGCGTCGGTAGGGGAATCCTTGTCGTAGCCGGCGGCGCGCATCATCCACATGTCGACCGTGACGCCCTGCTGGTCCTTCGAGCCAGACTGCTCGTCGACCTGGCGCAACAGGTTGCGGAAGAAGTTGTTGGTCTTCTCGCCCTCCCACTGCTGACCCTTGTAGAGGATCGCGTCGGCCTTGGCGTCGAGGTCAGCAGTCTTCGTGTCGATTGGAACGCCAGCCTTGTACTGGGCCCACGCGCGCAGTGCCATCGTGGTGTTGGCATCGACCTTCGCTTGGGGCGAGTAGATGGCCAGCAGGGCGATGAACCGGCGCGCCTCGGCCCGGTCGTTGAAGGTCATCTGCAGGACCGCGTGACCGCTGTTCTCGTACCAGAAGCGCCCGGCCTCGCCCTCGCGCGCCAGGTTCAGGAAGGCGCGGCGCAGCGTCGGGATCTTGGCCGGCGTGTTGTACTTGGCCGGCGCACCGATGTACTGCCCCTTGCGCGCGCCGCTCTGGTAGCGGGCGTTGTCGGTCACCTCGCCGGCACGGCTGTGCTTCGGCGCCTCCCAGGCGGGCTGTGGTGCGCCGTCTTCGGTGCCGGGATCCTGCTTGTCGCTGAAGCTGGTAGCTTCGCGCTCATCAATCACAGGCACCAGCTTGATGCCAAGCTCACGCGAGGCCACAGCACGGTGCCGGCCGTCCTCCTTGCCATCCTTGCGGATGTGCAGCGGATCCAGCTTCCCTCCACTCTCGATGTGCCGCTTGAGGTCATCGATGTTGTCTCGAGACGCCTCGTCAATGTCAAGCGGCCGCACCTGACTCAAGAACTCGTCAGGGCTCATCATGGTCGGCGCCTTGGCGTGCTCTTCGTACCGTGTTCCAGCCGGGGCCATTGGGTACTGCTTCGTGCTGAACGCCGGCGCGGCGCCACCCAGCGCCTTCTGGTAGGCCTGCCCATGCAGTTGCCGGGTCAGGTCGTCCAGCGGCGCGGCAGCCGCCTCGTTGCCGGCGGCGCGGTGCGCGCGGGCATCCTCGTAGATACCGTGCCCGGCCTGGCGCGCGGCCGCAGTCTCGGGCGTGTGGATCTGCACCTCGGCGACCAGGCCATTGGGCATGCGGACGTTCATCAGCACGTCGCGGTAGCCGTCGTTCGTGGGCGTCGTGAAGCGGTCCTTCGTGCGGACCACGGGGAAGTTGGCGCCGACCGCGCGCATGGCAGCCGGGATGTCGCTCAGGGACGGCACCACCACCGATCCGCGCAGCAGGTCGGTAGTTTTCAGATTGTCGCCCTTGTGGTCCACGACCAGGCGCACCGCGGCGCGCTGCATGCCCTTCACCGGCGGGGTCTGCGCCTCGCCGCCCAGCTGGTTCGCGATGTTGATCAGGCGGCGGTCGAACTCGGGCTTTGCCTCCTCGGCCAGCTTGAGCTGCGGGGCGAGCTGCGCCTCGGCGCGCGTGCGGGCGCCGGGCTCGAGGACGTCGTAGGTCTGCTTGGCGCTCTGCTTGTAGCCCGTCACCGCGGCGTGCGTGTCGTCCGACAGCAGGTCGTCCAGGCGGGCCTGGCGCGCGTTGGCGGGGCGATGCGTCTCGCCCGGGGCCGGCAGGTTGGAGGCGAAGCGCGGGTTGTCGCGCCGCCATTGGATCAGCGCACTGGCAGCCACCGCCTTGGCGTGGCTCAGCTTCTGGATGTACTGGTCGATGTCCTTCGCACCGTAGCTGCCGCGCGAGCCACGCAGCTGCTGGATCATGTTGGTCAGCGAGTCGATCCACCGGCGGGCGAAGCCACCGAAGTGCTCCGGCGAGCGCTGCGCCAGGTGGCGGATGAACTTGGCGTCGTTGCCACGTTGGCCGAAGAAGTCGGCGATCATCTCGCTCTTCAGCTTCGGGTGAGCCAGCGCTTCTTCGGCGGTCATGGCGCCGTTCTCGAGCTGGTGCTTGAAGAGGTACTTCTCCGCGTAGGCCTTCCGGCCCTCCTGCGAGATCATGTCGAAGATCGACTCGGCGGTCTTGACGAACTGCTGGGCCGACGCATCGCCCTGCCGCGCGCGGCGCTCGGCGACGTGGAAGGTCTCGTGGAAGACCGTGTGCTGGAGGCTCTGCTCCAGGTTGCCGGCGTTCACGTAGGCCACGCCGTTGTGCTCGAAGCCGTCGGCTGCACCGGAGCGCGTGTCGTGGTACAGCACCGGCCTTGACCCCGTCACGGACTCGATCGCGTCTGCCACTGCGCTGGCCCGGCGGAACAGGCCACGGTCCTGGATCGGCTGCAGGTCTGGGACGCTGCCGCCCAGCTTGGCTAGAGAGGCGCGGCCACTGACCAGGCTGGCGTCGTTTCGCGTTCTCGCAGACTCCAGGTGGGACACTCCCGAAGTGGCGCTGCCGCCATGGTCTGCCACGACCAGTCGCACACCGGCAGATCGTTGGGCGGCATCAGCGTTGGCGAGGTTGTCGAGAGGGTTGGGCTGGGCTGGGTCGCCTCCACGCAGCGCTGCCTTGCGATCTGTTTCCTGGCGAGACTCAACATCAGCCGCTGCTTGGCGGCGCGCTTCAGCCGCTTGCTCTTCGATGGCATCGAGTGTTCCTTGCGTGGTTGCAGGCTTCGGGATGATGCTGCCTACTGCAGGCGCACCAGCCTGCCCAGGCAGTCCATCGCCCTGTGCAGGTAGGGTGGCACGGTCACGGGCGACCCGGGCGGGGTCGAGGCCACCAGCCTGGCCAGCGCCTGCGACTCCAGCTCCGGCACCCCCTGCATCTGCAGGGCCCGGCTTACCCTCTCCGGGAAGCCCGGCTGCGTACTTGTCGACCGCGGTGTCAAGTGCGTCTCCTTGCGCCGGGGCAGCCCCTGGCTGCGCGCGGCGCGCGATCTCAGCGTCGACCTTCTCCTTCACCGGCGCGGTGAGCACGCCGGACTCGGAGTACTGCTTCAGTTGCGCATCGGTGTAGCCCGTGACAGGGCGGCCGGCAAGCAGCACGGCAGGCTCTGTGGGGTCGGTGCGGGAGCGGCTGGCCACGTAGCCAGTGCCGTGCATGCCGCCGCCCTGCGCCACGCCGCCCATCAGGCCCTGCGCCATCGAGCCGCCGAGGTCGAACTTCTGCGTCGGGTCGGCCTGGACCTGTGCCTCGTACTTGGCGAAGTCCTCGCCAGGGTTCTGCAGCATCTCCTGGCCGCCCTCCTTGAGGGTGCCGGTCAGGGCCTGCTTGCCGGTGACCTTGCCGCCGCCGATCGTGTGGCCCCAGGCGTCAGCAGCGCCGGACACCTTGCCCATGGCGCCAGTCCACAGGGCCGATGAGCCGGCGGCCTGGTTGCCGAGCTGATCGCCCAGCATGGCCTTGGCCTCTTCCTCGCTGTGGTGGATGCGCAGGTCGCGGTATGTCGCGTTGTCCCGCTGCAGCTCCATGTCGGGCCGCTGGCTGACGAAGTCCTGCACAGCCTGGCGCGTGTTGCCGCCAGACTGCACCGACTCTGCGATCAGGCCGGCGCCGCCAGCGATGCCCTCGAGCGCACCCTGGTTGGCCTTGAGCGTGTCCTTGATGGCCTGCTGGCGCGCGGCGGCTGCCAACTTGCTGGCGTCCGCGAAGGTGGCGGGGTTCCCGGCAGCATCGAGGATCGTCTTCTGGAATGCCTCTTCGCCGGCGGCCAGCGCCTGTTTACCAACCGGGGTTGATAGGATCTGCTTGCCGAGCATGGCAGCCCGGCTGATGCCCATGCCAGCGGCCATGTCGGGGAACGACTGGGCCACGGTGCTGGTGAGCGACAGCGGGTTGGCGAGCGAGGTGGCGACCGTGTTCCAGAAGCCTTCGGCGTCCTGGACTTCCTTGTTCTGGCGCTCCATCGCAGGAGCGTCCTTGTGCAGCTCGCCGGCGTAGAACTCCTGCTGCTTCTTGCCGTAGTCGCTGACGGCCTGCGATGCGCCGTAGCGCGCGGCTTCGATCGGATGGGCAGTCGGGTCAGCCAGCGCGGTAGCGACCCGATCGCGGCCCTCCTGGGTGGCGTATCCCGCCGCCGCCGTCGTCTCATCGGCGAACTTGTGCGCGACACTGTTGCTGACCAGGCCACCAACCTTCGCTCCCAGCAAGCCAATGTTGACCGCAGGCACCTTGGCAGCAGCGTCGGAGATGCCCTTGACCAGCTTGCCGCCGAGGTTTCCCATGGTGGCCAGGAAGCCTTCCGGCGTGGCGCCAGCGATGTCGCCGGCCGTGCGGATGGTGCCGCCCTCGCCCATACCGACAGAGTCGAACGTGCCCTTGGCAGCCTGGCTGGCCATGCCTGGCTCGGGGCCCGAGAAGTCGGCGTCAGTCTGGGCACGGACCTGTGCTTGCTGACCGGCCGGCGTAGGGCCAGCCGGGCTATCCTGGGACCACCATTGGTCATCCGGCGCTGGCCGGGCGGCAGGAGCCGGCGCCGGGGAGTCCTTCGACCACCAGTTCTCTTCAGCCAAGGCGGGCTCCTACTTCTTGACCAGGGTCTGGCCGTTGGGTGCGATGTACTGGGTGCCTGAGGGCAGCTTGTCGTAGTCGCCCTTGTTCTGAGGGCGCGCCACTGGTGCCGGGTTGCCGGCGGCCAGATCGGCTTTGCTGATTGGCCGCTCAACCGGGGCGCCGCCCGGGATCGGATTGCCCTTGGCGTCGGTTGCCGTGTCCAGGTAGAACATGTTGCCGCTCTCGTCGGTTCGCACCGTGACGTCGCGTCCGCGGATCTTGGCGTTGAACGGGGCGCGCGCAGGGCTCTTGGCGGCCCCACCGCCACCACCGCGCAGCTTCTCCAGGGACTGCAGACGCTCGTACTTGGTGATGGCCAGCTTGTCTGCGGCAGTGCGCTCCGCTTCCGGCTTGTCGTAGGCGGGAGACGCAGCGGTCAGTGCATCGTCGATCTGCTTCTTCTTGGAGGTCGACTCCTTGATGTCGGCAGTCTGCGCACCCTCCTTGGCAGCGCCGGCGCGCGAGTGGGCGGCGGACGCAAGTTGGGCCTCGGTCTGCGCATGCTTCAGCGCTTCTCCGGTCAGGAACTCGGTGGCCGCCTTCGGGTCCGAAGAGGCCGCCATGGTCACGAACTTCTGGATCTCCGCGGCGACGTTGGCGGTCGTCATTTCCTGGGTATGCGTCTTGCCGCCGGCGCCAACGGTCACCTTCACCGTGCCGGGCTTGCTGCCAGCCTGGATGTTGGTGATCGGCGCGCCGCCAGGAACGAACTTCTTGGCCCAGTCCAGGGCCGGCTGGAACTCACCCAGCTGCAGAGCGGCCAGGGCCGGCGCGGCGGCGCGGTTGCGCTCGGCCGTCTCCATGGTCACCTTCTGCCCGACCAGGGACGCAAACTCAGTCTGCGCCTTGTCGGCGTCCTCGGTCAGGCCCATCGACGTGAGGTGCGTCAGGCGATCCTTGGCGACGCCGATCAGCTCATCGTGCGTGGCCGGACGCGAGTTGCCGGCCTCGTCCTTCAGGTCGGCAATCCTGGCGCCGGCAGCCTCATTGATCCTGCGGGCCGTCTCGATGCGAGCGCGATCGGCCGCGGCGGTCTTGGTCGCCAGCTCCTTCGCGGCGCCCTCGGCATTGAAGTACTTCGAGTGCGCCTGCTGCAGGCCGACGTCGGCATCTGCCTTCTCCTGCGCATTGGCCTCGTCGTTCAGGCTGTACTGGCGCATGGTCGACACGCGCGCCTTCGAACGGGCCTGGTCGACCTGCGTGTCGCTCAGGCCGGAGTCGTAGTTCTTGCCCAGGAACTGCGTGGTCTGGCGCGAACCGGGGTCCGGCGGCGCCACACCGTCGAGGCCGGGCCCGAACGCGGAGGGGTCGTTGGAGACCTGGCCGCTGGTGGGCTGAGCGGACTCGACGTCCTGCAGCGCGCCGCGAGAACGGAGTGTGTCGTAGATGCCGAGGATGGTCATGCGCGTCTCCGCTCCAGGTGGCCGACCTTCTTGGCCAGCGCGCGAATGGCAGCGTGGTGCAGGCCGAGGTTCGAGATGACGTCGATCTGCTTGCCGCCGGGTGCGACCTGCTCGCCGAACTCTTCGTTCATGTCCTGGGCCATCGGGCCGACATGCTTGCCGCCATCTGCCACGCCCTTCTTGTAGGACCAGCTCTCGGGGGCAACAGCCTCCAGGCCCTCCAGCGCGGCGTCGTCATCCACCGGCTTGCGGTTCTTCTTTGCCTTCTTGTCGCTGACGATCCCGGTGGTCGGGTTGGTGCCAATCATCCCGGCGATGTTCTTGACGGCGCCGTTGATGGCGTTCGCCTCGGCGTTGTACTGGTTGGTGTTCGCGTTCGCCAGCCCCAGCGCGCCGGTGTTCTGGATCTGCGCCGCAGTCATGCCGCCGTTCATGCCGCCCAGCGTGGTGCTGGTGGTCTGGTTGCCGCTGTTCACCGCCGTCGCCAGGCCGTTGACGCCAGCCGTGCCGGCCACGACAGCGTTCTGCGCGTTCTGCCCAGAGGTGTTCGCGAAGCCGGCGCCGTAGTTCGCGGCACCCTGCTGCAGCGAGTTCAGGCCAGCATCGACCTTGTCCTTGGCGTTGTTGTTGAGCGAGTTGGCCTGGTTCTGCGCGTTGAATGTCAGGCTCTGGCCGGTGGTATTGCCCTGCAGCGTCTTGTCGGCGGCCGACTGGTTGGCGCTGGTCACCGCGGACAGGCCGCCCTGCGCCGCGTTCAGGTTCATCCCGAGCGCCGTCTCCTTCGCCTGGGTGCGGGACGCGCGCGCCGCATCCAGCGCCGAGGACTTGAGGCCCAGCGCCTTGTCGTCGGCTGCGTTCAGGTTCGCGATGTTGATGCTGGCGACCTGATTGCCGGAGCCGATCCGCGCGAGCTGCTGCGAGTTCGCGATGTCGGCGCCCATGGCGGCCATCTTGTTCGGGTCGCCACCCAGGCGCAACAGCTGCCGGTTCGCCTGGTCTGCCGAGTTCGCGATGTCTGCGTTCGCTTGCGTGCCGGCGTTCTTCTCGAAGTCGGCGGCACGCTGCTTGGCGATCGACTGCAGCTGGCCGCCGATCGTGTCTGCGTTGTCGAGCGCGGCCTGCGCATCCTGCTCGCCGATGCCGATCGCCTGGGTGCCGAACTTCGAGCCGATGTCTGCCAGGCCGGAGGCATAGTCGGTGCCGCCCTGCTTGGTGGCGGTGGCGTTCGTACCGAAGGCTGAGTTGACCTGATCGGCCTGCCCCTGCGCAGTGTTCACCAGGTTCGTGCCCTTGGCCTGCTCCAGGCCGATGCCGGCGGTCTCGGCCGCCTTCTGCAGGGCGGCCAGCTGCGACTGCGCCGCGGTGCGCTGCTCGGGCGTGGCGGCTGGGTTGGCCAGGACGGCCTGCGCGGCCTGTAGCTGGGACGTCTGCTCAGGGTTGAGGTACTGGGCGCCGAGGGCGTTGAGGCCCATCTGCCCGACGGCACCCTGCGTCGCGTTCTGGTTCTGCGTCCAGGCGGTCTGCGAGCGCTCGGCGGCCTGCTTGGCGATGGCCTGGTCCTGCGCGTTCGACGCCAGCGCAGCCTTGCCGGCGGCGTCCACCAGCGGCTTCTGGTCGGCGTACTGCTGCTTGGCGAAGTCGAGCTGCTGCTGCGCCGTCTTGGCGGCCAGATCGGATGCCTGCGCCGTGGCGTTGGCCACAGGCGTCATGTCGGGCGCGTCGGGGATCAGCCCGACTGCGTTGAGGATCCCGCTAACAATGCCGCCCATGTCACAGCTCCTTCGCGCCAATCACGGCGGCAACCTTGTAGCCGGGCATCACCCGGTGCCAGCCCTGGCGGCCGACATACAAGACCTTCTTGCAGCCGCACGCACGAGCGTCGTCTTCCATCTCAGCCACCAGGTCGCACACGTCATGCATGTCGCCGGCCGCCACCACCACAGTCCTCACGCGCGAGTCGCCCAGATCACCGTCGACCGTCATCAGGACCGACTCTCGCTGCGACGTCACGCGCGCATTGAGCTGCAGCGCCTCGTCCCACTGGATCGGCTGGATGCCGTCGAGCAGCACCGGTTCGATCAGGTGCCGCCACATCGCCATCAGCTCGCGGCGCGAGGCGGCTTCCTGCACGTCAGGACTCCTGCGGGGCCTGCGCCTGGACCTGCTTGCCGATGGCTTCGATCACCGGCGCAGACTGGGTGAACGGCAGCGGCGTCTGCGTCAGCAGGGCCATCAACAGTTCGACGTGTGCGCGCGGCAGCTTGAGCGTGAGTTCGTCCATGCGGGCACTCTCACCCGCTATGGTACCGGGGGGGACGGTTGGGCCCTGACTTGCGCCTTCCGGTTCCAGCTCCACTGCCAGACTCCCTGGACGTAGGCCAGGACGGAGCCGGCCAGCGCGCGCAGGTCGTCCCGCGTGAGCGGCACCACGACGCCATCGTCGCGCCGGATCATCACGGTGGATCCGACGGGAAGGATCCCCTCGGAGAAGGACTGCAGGTAGGCCGCCAGCTGCTGCTGGAAGAGGTCGTCCGTGTACCAACCGAACCCATTCCACTGCACGCCGGCATTCAGCTTCGCATCGCGTTCCGCCTCGATGGCCAGGATCTGGGCCTCGATGTTCAGGTACGGCTGCCATGCCGCACCATCCCAGCGCCACTCGCCAGACTTCGGCGGCGGGCAACAGGCCGCGGATGCAGCCATCGCCGCCGGCACCAGTCCGACGTAGTTGCCGAGCGCATCGATGCCGTAGATCTGGTCGATCGGCACGCCGTCGTGGACCTTCGGCTTGAGGGCGCCGCCCAGGATGGTCAAGGTCATGTGTGCCCCTGGCTTAGGCCGGTGAAGAGTTGTAGGCAAGGCTGCACCCGGTCACGGTCAATGCTGTCGTTGCACCGCCATCAGGTGAGAACTCGACGGTGAACGTCACCGAGCTGGAGGCGGTGGTGCCACTCTTGAACGCGGTCCATGCGCTCGCCAGGCTGACCCATGAGCCGGTGGTGCCAGACAAGCTGAACGCGCCCGACGTGACTGTCACCTTGATGGACCATGATGAGCCAATCCCGGTGGTCGTTGGCAGGCCCCAGTTGTCGTTGAACGTCAGTCCGATGGTCGTGCAGGCCACCGAGAATGTGCCGTCGGAATTGAAGCTGCATGTCGCTTGCTTGCTGCCCAGGCCATCGGAGGTCTGAGCCAGCGCATTGAACACCGAGAAGGCGTTGGCGGTGAAGCCGCTGAAGACCTTGCGCCAGGTGCCGCCATCGTTGAACCAGATCGCCTTCGCCTTGCGCCAGGTTCCTGAGTCGTTGAGGTACACCTGGACGGCCTTGCGCCAGGTGCCCGCGTCGTTCATCCAGTAGTTGGCAGCCATGGCTTAGTACTGGAAGACGATGTCGCCCGACACGCCACCAGTGGGCGTCGAGGTCGAAGTCGTCGTGGTGATCGAGTTGATCGGCTTGCTGCTGACGTTGGCCCAGGTCACCGCGCTGGCGGTGGCCGCGTTACCCGTGCAGCTGCCGCTCGAGCCTGTCACGTTGCCTGTCACGTTGCCGACAACGGCGCCGCGGAAGTTGGTGGCCTGCACATCACCGCTGACCTCGAGCGCATAGGTCGTCGGAGTCATGCCGATGCCGACCTTGCCGGCGCCGGTGATACGCATGCGCTCGACGGAGTTGGCGCCGAACAGCAGGTTGTTCGTGCCGCGCACGTTGATGCCGAAGTCACTGGCGCCACCGCCGGAGACCAGGTTGGCGCCGGTCCCGATGTCGCCGACCGGAACACTGGACTTGTCAAAGCGAGCGTACGGTCCGTTCGCTGCTGTGCTGTTCAACTTCGTCACAAGCACGGCTGCCGCGCTGTCGATGTCGAGCCTGCTGGTGCCGCCAGTTGTGCCGATGCCGACGTTGCCGCTGGCATCGATCACCATCGCGGAGGCGTCCAGCGACCCGACAGAGTCGGTGATGCGGAAGTCGTACGAACCCCGCGTCGCCGAGTTGGGTCCGCTTGAGTACAGGCGCGTCTGGCCGGCATTGTTGTCGACGCCGAACTTGTTGGAAGAGTTGAAGAATCCACCAGTCCCACTGGCGTTCAGGCCGGTCGAGTTGATGCCGCCAGCCACGTTCAGCTTCACGCTGCCAATGGCAGTTGTGGTGGCGATTCCAACGTTCCCGCTTCCATCGACCCGCATCCGCTCAACGGAGTTCGTGCCCAAGATCAGGTTGTTCACGCCGCGGGTATTGATGCCGAAGTCGCTGGCGCCACCACCGGAAACCACCTGGGCGCCCGCTCCAATATCGCCGATCGAAGTGCCGGATTTTTGGACCCGGATGTAGCCGCCGTTTGCGTGGGTGCTGTTCAGGTTGGCAATGAGTGACCCGCCTCCATCGTCAACAGAGAATCTGGCCCCAGTGGACGATGTCGTGCCGAGGCACAAGTTGCCGCTGCTGTCGACCTGCATGCGCTGCGCGTTGTTGGTGGCGAAGAGCAGTGCGGTATTTGCACGGTTCCAGACGTAGGCCGCGGTGGCATCCTGCTCCAGGTCGAACGAGCCAGAGAACGGGGTGTTGGCATTGCCTGCCAGCGCGATCCCGGCCATGTTCCCGATGGTGGCGCGCAGCGCTGCGAAGGCGGTCGACGCCCCCTGGATGTCCAGCCGGTACGAGGGCGCGACACCGATGCCGACGTTGCCGGTGAAGGTGGCGCCGGCCAGGGCAGCGTAGGTCGTCGCGGCAGCCGCGGTGGTCAGGTACGCGCCCAGCGATGCGGAGGTCAGGTAGCCCGAGTCGTTGGTCAGCTGGCTGACGTTGACCAGGCTCGCCGCGGTCCATGCGTTCGACCCGCCGGCCTGCAGCGTAGTGACGTTCACCGTGCCGCCAGAGATCGTGCCCGAGTTCGTCGTGGTGCCGTACAGCGTACCGGTGCGCAGGCCGGTCACCGTCATGGCGAAGGCGTCGGTGGCGGCAACGATCAGCTCGGCCCACGAGCTGCCGTTGTACTTCTCCCACCGCTTGTTCGCGCTGTTGTAGCGCACCGCGTTGGTCGGTGGCGTGGTGACGGTCGTGCTGGCGGGGTCGAGCGCGAATGCGAGATCCTTGTCCCGGTCGCTGATCGAGGCCAGCAGGGTCAGGTAGTTGGTCGCGCTCGACAGGGTGGCAAAGTCAGCCATCTCAGACTCCTCGAAGGGTGTAGCTCACGGTCGCACTCACGCGCGTGCCGGACGAATTGAAGACGAGCACCTTAAAGGCGGTCGGGTTGGCCGTGTCCACGAAGTCGTAGACCACGAAGAGGGCCGTGGTCCCCAGCGCAGAGACGGTGATCGATGCCACGTCGATGAACTGGCCGGTGATGTCAACGGACGTGCCACCGGCATCGGTGGACAGCGCAGAGACCATCCCTTGGAAGGTCCGCTGCTTGACGTCCAGCCGGTAGTTCAGGGGCTGGATCACGATCAGGCTCGCGGTGTCCGTGGCCAGGCCACTGCCGTCGTGCGTGGCCGTCATGTTCAGGATGTACTTGACGTAGCGGTAGGCCGTCGAGTAGGCCGAATACACGCCCACGAAGTCGGTCCAGACCGTCGAGTTCGGGCTCGTCGAGACCGTCGGGGTGATGGTCACGGTGCCGTTCGACGAGTAGAGCGTCGGCGTCATCGTGACCTTGGCAGCCGAGATGGTTGCCCCGTAGTCGACGATCTCGGCATAGCGACCGGTCGTCTTGCCGATCGTGTACAGGGGGTATCCAGCGGCGATCTGCTGGTCGATGGTGGTCCACCCGCGCGAGGTGAAGTGCGTCGCCCAGGTCTCGTTGGTGTCGACGTTGCAGAGCAGGCCTCCGGAGGCAGGATCGATGGCGACGTCGAACCCACGCGATGACGCGGTGTGGACCCCGCTGCCGGCCGTCGTCGTATTGATCGCGGCGCCGCCCACGGTGGCAGCCAGCTGGAACGTGTCGGTGCCCGGGCTATTGACGTAGTAGGTGGTTCCCGCCACCAGCGGAGACGGCAGCGCGCCGGTGGTCGTGAAGGTCACCGGCGTGTCGGCCATGAACGGCTGCTGCAACCACGTCACCACGCCAGGCGTCGCGTTGCTGATCGTCACGACAGAGGCGGCACCAGAGAAGCCAGAGTTCGCGTTCGACTGCAGCTGGTAGTCGGGCGGCTGCGCCACGGTCGCGCTGGTCGTCGCGCGCGTGCCGGTATTGCCCGCGCTGTCGATCGGTGTGATGCCGTAGGTGTAGGTGCCGGCCGCGGTCTCGAAGACCACCGTGAAGCGCCCGGCAATCGTCCCGATAGACACACCGCCCCGATCGACCAGGTAGGACACCACCGACAGCGAGCCAGTGGATGCGGTCCAGGACAGCAGGACGTTGTTGTCGACGACCTGCGTGGTCAGGGCGACGGCAGATGGCAGGGTCGGCGCGAAGATGACCTGCGTGGCGGTGCTCTGGTTGCCAGCGGTGTCGTAGGCCGCCACCCAGAAGGTTCGGTTGCCAGTCCAGTTGACGGCTGTCTCGAAGCGAGTGCCGACGCCCTTGCCGACCGTGGTGCCCGCGGCGAACGAGGCGCCGTACCGGACCTCATAGGAGTCGATTGGCAGGGACATCGACGCCGCCGAGTAGGACAGCACCAGGGAGTCGTTTTGAATCGTCTGTGTGGCCGTTGGTGCGTTCGGTGGCACCACCGTGACTGAGCACGAGCCGGCCAGCCCGAGCTGCCCATTGATGTCGACCGCGGCCACCCAGAACAGCCGCGTGCCGCCGAAGGCGCAGGTCAGGCGCAGCGTGTTCGTGTTCGAGGTGCCGACATCCAGGCCAGCAGCGAACGAGGCGCCGTACCGGATGATGTAGTACTTGATCTGCAGGGCTGAGGTCGGGGTCGGCCAGCTCAGCACGACGTCGGTGCTGTCGAACACACTCGTCACTGACGGCGCGCCGGCGACGTTCCCCACCGTCGTGCCAGACACCAGGTTGTAGTCCGAGGTGTTCAGGCTCTTGCTCTGGGTGCGGATCCAGTAGAAGTAGGCCTGGCCAGCCGGCGGCAGGTTGTCGACGTAGGTGTTCCCCGTCGTCGATCCGATCAGCACCGCGGCCGAGAGGTTGTTCGAATCCGCCCGGTACACCAGCGTCTGCCCGTAGTAGACGCTGTTCCAGAGGTTCCACGCCAGGACCATGTTGGCCTGGTTCATGGCAACCGTCAGTCCGTTGGGGGCCGGCGGGTTCTCGAGGTCTGAGAACCAGCCCGGCATGGCCGGTGACAACCAGCTCGATGCGTTGTCGAGCGTGAAGCTCTTGCCGTTCGCCTTCAGCGACTGGGTCGTGCTCGCGTTGATCAGGCCGATGTCGATCAGATCCTGGATCGTCGGCTTCGCGTTCAGCGGCGAACCGCGGTCGCTGTTGGCGACCTCGACCTGCTCCCCTAGCTTGCGGAGGAACTTCTCGAGGCCTGCCGGCAGGCCGGGTGGAAGGCTCGGCAGTCCACTCACTGGTTCCCCGCCTGTTCCATGTCCTCGGCACTGCGCGCCAGGACCACCTCATAGACCTCAGAGGTGGTCGTGATCACGATCTCCCACTGGAAGGCCTTGTCGTCGCCCGGCAGCTTGAACGGCCGGGCGTTCTGCACGACCTCGGTCCAGATGAGGTTGCCGTCGGCATACAGCTGGAAGGTGACTGCGCCGGCGTAGGCCCGCGCCAGGACGGCAGCGAACTTGTAGGTCTGCATCGGCGTCTCGATCACGCCCGAACGCCAGGTCGCCGTCAGCGGCGTGCCGGCGGCGTTCCACTGAACGATCTGCGTGCCCACCTGGAGGTGCAGATGGCCGGTCGCGATGTCCGCAAAGCCGCCCGTCGCGTAGAACGGGAAGAGCGTCACCGCAGCGTCTTCGCCCCGCGGGTCGTAGCAGAACCCACCCTGCACCGCTCCGGTGTTGAAGAAGCCGAAGTAGCGCCCGTTGTAGGTGAAGCCCTGCATCGAGGTCGGCGCCATGGCCTGCCAGTCGGCCCGATTGAAGTACTTCTCGGTGACGTTGCGCACGTTGCCGCCGGAGTCGATCGAGCACAGCCCGTTCGCACTGGCGTAGAAGACCGTGCCGACGCGGATGTTGGTCCCGGTCATGGACGGCATCTCGCTGGAGATGTTGGCGATCGAGCGCTTGCTGACGCAGGCCTCGGGCGTGTCCAGCTTCGTCAGGGTCAGCGAGTCCGGCGAGGTGCCGGACAGCATGTACGGGTTGCCCCAGGTGAGGACCACCGCCTGCGTGCCCAGCGAACAGCCGCCGACGATCGGCCAGTCGGTCGACAGCTTGTACCGTCTCGGCCATGCGTAGGGGGCGTACTGGGCGCTCGGGCACACGTCGTAGCCGTCGAACCCGATCAGGATCCCGTTGGCCATCGCGATAAGGCCGAACAGCGTGCTCGAAGGCGGATCCCATGCGGTGGTCTGGATGGCCTCGCCGATGTTGGTCCCGACGTCGTCGATGACGGTCGAGTCGGCCGACTCCTTGACGAAGTACAGGTTGGTGTCGGTGCTGCTCGTGACGGTGCGGTACAGCCGGCGCGCGACGCATGAGCCGGTGCCGGTGGGCAGCGCATCGAAGGCGCTGCAGCTGGCCGTCTGGCCCGAGTAGACCTTCTGGCCGGTGCAGATCGCCGAAGGCGCCGACTCTTCGCCGTAGGCCGTCACGTTGGTGTAGGCGTAGCCCACCACCTGGTAGTCGTTCGAGGTCGCCGATCCGGTGACCGTCATCGTGGGCGCCGTGACCGGGCGCGTCACGCCGAGGTCGCGGTAGGCCGCCGGGTACGGGGCGCTGGTCAGGGCCAGGGTCGAGTTGGTCCACTTCGGAGCGCCCTGCCCCGTCCAGAACGTGCGCTCTGCGGTGTCCGCGATGATCGGACCCTTGACCACGTCGACGTCGTAGGCCCACTGGAACCAGTAGCTGACGTCCGATATGAGGCTCCGGCCGAACCGGTAGATGGTCGTGGTGGCGCCGGCAGTGAACCCGGTGGCGTCGACGATGACGTCGTTCCACGGCTTGACCGTGCGCGAGTCTGGGTTGATGTTCTCTGCAATCTGGGCCATGCCCAGTGGCAGCTTCCAGGGAGTCAGCGCTGGTGCGACGCCGCCGAACTTGTGGATGTCGATGGCCATGGCATCACCCGTAGGCGCGGGCGCGCAGCTTGCCCCTGCCGTAGGCCTTGCCAACGATGACGGCGGCGGCTGCCACCTCCCGATCGAACTCGGCCATGTATTCCCGGGCCTGCACCTTGTCTGTCCACGGCTTCTTGCTCATCCGCATCAGGCGTGCCTTGGCACCGGCGGCCAGCGCCTCGGCGAACTTCTCGTAGACGAAGTCGTCGATCCCACCGCCGGCGTACAGCGGCAGCTTGGCCATCGTCACGTAGAGGCTCGATGCGTAGCTGTCGGCCGGCACGTAGGCCAGGGTGATCTGGTCGATCGCGCGCTGGGTATAGAACTTCGGCGTGCCGGTCTGGCTCTCCCAGTCAGGCATCTCGGTGTTCAGCTGCGCCGGCGTGCGCGGGGACAGCTTCAGCGGGGAGATCGAGTTGGTCGAGTCGACCAGCTTCACATCGAGCACCTTGCCGCACTCGAAGTTTGAGGGGTCGGCCGAGACGATGTTGTAGGTCGCCGTGCCGGCCACGACGCTCATTGGAACGAGCACCTCCTGCGAGTACAGACTGCGCTCGTAGAAGTCGTTGCAGGTCCGCTTGATGTGGTGCAGCACGAGCGCAGTCTCAGCGCCCGGCAATTCCGGCATCAGGTCATCGAGCAGGGTGGTGTAGGCTTTCAAGCAAGCAGCTCCGCGGCAAACAGCTGCATGAGCTGTTGCGCGCGGGCTTGCGAGGAAGCATCCTCGTCCTTCAGCTCCGCGCGGCCGCCCACGTAGTCGGAGACAGTCTGGGCGAAGCGGTCTGGCAGGGGGAAGGTGCCCACCAGCGTCAGGTCGGTGAAGGCCGCCCAGCCGGTGCCGATCAGCAGGTCGGGGCGCAGCTCGTAGGTGCGCTTGACCGCCGAGTTGGCGTAGGTCAGCAGGTAGGCGTCGCTGTACCGTGCCTTGCGCGCGTCGTTGAGCGGCAGGCGGGCCTGGTCCACGATGTTCTGCATCGTGTAGGCCATGTCAGTTCACCCTGCCCCGGGCGCGGATCAGGTTGCGCACCGTGTGGACGACGTCGACCTTGAGGTCGGTGACGTCCAGCTTGACGCCGAACGCGCGCTGGGCGTAGACGGCCAGCTGCGCCTTGGTCATCGTGTGGATCTGCGCGTGCTGCTCGAGGCTGTCCAGCTCGTCGATCTCGCGCTCGTGCTCGGTGAGGACGTCGGGCTTGTCGGCGATGATCGGCTTGCCGCGCTGCTCGATCGGACGCGCGTCTGCGAACTCGGTGTGGCGCAGCAGGCTCTTGGCGGCCCAGTCCGGCGTCTGGCTGACCTGGTTCTTCTTGAAGACCACGTTCGAGCCGTAGAGGTCATCGGTCCAGGTGCGGCTGTTGCCGATGTACCGGACGGGGATCATGTTGGCCTGCATGGTGTTCCTCGGCACGCTGAGAAAAAGGGGCGCCTTGTGAGCGCCCCCTTGGGCTCAACGAGCGTCGATCAGCGCGAGCCGACGAACTCGCCCAGCACCGTGATGTCGGCCACGCCCTTGGCGCCCGTGACGACCGTGCCGAACAGGAATTCCAGGTACGACTCCTTCGCGGTGATGAAGGGGCCGTTCACAGGAACCACCACTTTGTTGCCGGTGGTGGCCAGCGTGGCATCGGTGATCGGCTGGATCACCGTCGCGGCGGCCAGGGTGCCGCGGGGCAGCGTGTAGACGCTGGCGGGCACCGTCGAGCCGTCGGTGTGCGAGACGCCGATCGAGGCCGGTGCGGTGGCACCGAATGCCGTGGTCACGCTGACGATCAGCAGCGACACCCGGACGCCGGCCGGGATCTTCACGGGTCGCAGCTGGTCGCCGCTGAGCGTGGTCGCGTTGTTGCCGGTCGTCGAGTTGTCGAGCGAGCCGGTGAGGGCGATTGCCTGGTCGATGCCGGGCACGGCCTTCGTCAGAAGGTCCATCGCGTTGTAGGTAGCCATCTTCGATTCTCCTAAGAGGGTGGTGAAGAGCCGGGTTGCCCCGGCTCGTCTTTACAGCGCGACGGCTGTGTCCAGAACGATCACGCCGTGGTCGGTCGGAACCTTCACGCCGCTTTCGTCGTAGTTGAAGCGCAGCTTCGCCTTGCCGCCCATCATGTCGCCGGCCACTTCCAGGTTGCGCTGGAAGTTGTACTGGCGCTCCAGCCATGAGAAGTAGTAGTCCGAGGACTTGTTCTTCCCGTAGACGTTGGCCAGGGCCTGGGCGCCCAGCAGGATGGCGCGGTCGACCGCATAGCTGGTCGTGATCGCGCCGGCGATGGCCTGCGAGGTTTCAGTCCCCGTCAGGGCATTGCCCGCCGAAACGCCAATGCCGCCAGTCGTGGTGATGATCTGCGCCGAGGAGCCGCTGATGAAGCGGATCGAACGGTTCAGCTTCTTCACCAGGATGCCGTTCCACATGCCGACTTCGCCGCGGAACAGCGGGTGCTTCGAGCCGTAGCTGGCACGATTCCAGGCGTTCTGCTGGAAAGTGCGCAGCGCGGTCGTGCCGCTGGCCGCCAGCAGCGAGCTGTACTGGCGCGGGGACACGAACATGACCCACATCGGATCGTCGGCGGCCGCCGGGTCATCGGAGATCCGCACCGGCTGGAGCGGGTACTCCAGTTCGTCGATGAAGGTCCGCAGGGCGTCGATGTGTTCCAGCTTGAACACGTCGGTCGTCGCGATCGAGCCGAGCTGCGCACCGCCACGAACGACGGTCGTGCCGCTTGCCACGAAGTGCCGGTTGTAGGTCGGCGCCTTCACGGAGTTGACCATCACGTCCGAGAAGTTCGTGATGTCGCTCTGCAGCGGGATCACCCAGTCGTTCTGGGTCTGGAAGCCGCGCGCGCCTGCGATGTGCACCAGCGAGGACTGGTCGTCCAGGCGGGCGAAGTAGTTCGTCAGCTGCGCCATCGCGATGGTGCGCAGATCCTGCAGCGTGCGCTGCTGGCTCATCTTGCCGCCGGCGTCGACCGCCTTGGTCAGCAGGTTGATGCTGATGTCCATCGAGCTGGAGGTCAGCTTCTCGCCACGACCTTCGGCGATCTGGTCGCCCGCGATCGGGGCGCCACCAATCACGCCGAACATGTCGACCGACACGGTGTCACCCGCGGTCTTCGACAGGTCGGTCACGCGCACGATCGGCATGTCGGGGACCGACTGGCCTTTGATCTTGCTGAGGGCGGCGCCGGCGTCGGCAACCGGACCCGTGAGCTGGCGGCCGAAGCCGGGCATACGCTGCGTCTGCGCGAAGAGCGCGACGCTGTACAGCTTTCTGGCGAGTGCGTCGCCAGCGAGAACTGCGGTCTGAGACATTTCAAAACTCCTGAGGGTTCGGCCGAATCACTCAGGCCGCACGCGCCAGCAGGGCAGTGAGCTTCGCGGGATCCATCTCCTGGAGACGAACGCCCAGCTCTTGGACCGACAGGTTCCCGAGCGCTTCCAGCTCCGTTGCGGCCGGTGGGGTTCCACCGGGGATGTCCGACAACGACTGGATGCGTTGGGCCTTTTCGGCCGCTTCCACCGCAGCCCTGGCTTGTGCAGCCACGTCTGTTTTCTGGGCCACCTTCGGAGCAGGAGTCGGCGTTGGCGTCGGGGCCGGCGAGGTCTTGAACTCGGCCGGCACATCGATTTCACCGAACGTCGCCTCGAGCCCGGTCACCACCTTGGTGAACCGTTCCGTGAGGGTGAGCCCCTTCGTGCGCGGGGATGCCTTGAGCTGGTTGTCGAGACGGATGGCTTCCGCGAAGAGTTCAGGGTCTTTGGCCTGGAGGTAGCGGAGCTTCTCGTTGCCGTCGATCGCTTGCTGGACAGTGCCCTGCGCGGTCGTCGCATCTCGAGTGGAGCGTGCAGCATCGTTCTGCCGCAAGTTCCCCAACTCCTGCTGCAGGGCCGTCACCGTGCCCAGCAGCGCCTTCAGTACCTTCCCCTGCTCCGGGAAGTCGGCAGCGATCTGATCGATGTCTGCTTCGCTGGGCGTGTCCGGCTGGGCCACTGCCGCCGCTGGCGCGGGGGCTGCAGTCTTGCCGGTCGCCTGCGCCTGCAGGTCGGCCAGTTGCTGTCGCAACGTCTCCGCGGCTTTCTCAGCAGCCTGACGGCGATCGCGTTCGGTCTCCAGAACCTGGTACGGAATTTCGTGCTTCCCGTCCCTGCTCTTGATGACCTGCGGCGGCTCCGTGCCTGCCTTGTTCGCCGCGCCGCCGGCGGGATCTCCGCTTGCGGCACCACTCTCAGCAACCTTCTCGCCACCACTCGCGCCGGGCGTTGCGCTTGTTTCACCCTCTTTGAGTGGCGGGACATCGAGGCCACCTTCGTCCCCTCCTTCGAGGGCCAGGAGATCGTCCATGTTGGACGGCATCTCATGGGGGTGGGCCATGTAGTACTCGAGGTCGCGCTTTTCGCTCATGTCTTCCATTCCCGTTCTCGTTGGGATACGTGATTCGCCGCTCCCACCTGATGTCGCTCAGGCCGCTATGAGTGCAGCTGGGCGCGAGTCTTGAACGGCTTGAGAACAAGGGGGAAGGTTTCTTGCGAGGTCAGGCGAGTTCGAGGTGGAGAAGCGCCATGACCAGGGCGTCTTCTTCGTCTTGACCCACGTCGTCCAGCTGGATGAACTGCTGCCTCTTTGGCTGCACGTTGGTGTCGAGGTGCAGCAGAGACATCACGATCGCCTCTTCGTCGTCTGCTTCGGTGTCCAGCTGCGCGCTGGCCTGCGCGGCCGCCTGCGTGGCCTTCTTGATGACGCTCTCGAGGCCAACGCCCGGGGCCGCTGGCAGCGCGACCACATGGGCCAGCAAAGCCGGCGCCTCCTGGACATCGGCCACCGCATCGATGGCTGCCGGCGCGTACCTGGCCTTTGCCGCCGCAGCGGACTTGGCGAAGTGCTTGTCCTCATCGCTGTCGTCGGGCCCTCCGCTTCCCAGCGTGTCGCCCGGAGACGGCGGCGCGATGCCTGAGCCCGATAGCACCGTCGCAGACAGAGCGGCGTCAGGAACGCTCTGAGTGGCAGAAATCGACGCGTCCACCGCGGCCGTCGCGACAAGCGTCGGCTGCGGGACCATCTGCGTCGCAGTCAGGCTGATTGTTCCCACGCCTGTCGATGCCGTCGCAGTCAGAGCCGCATCAAGCACCGACTGGTTGGCCGCCGCCGTCGCCATGGTGGCGGCGGTCGCCGACTGCGATGCGCCTGGCACGGACTGCGATGCCGTGGCGCTGGATCGAACCGTTGAGGCTGTAGTCAGTGCCGCATCTGGAACTGCTTGTGATGATGTCGCAGAAGCTATGGCGGCAGCCGTCGCAGAGAGCGTGGCATCAGGAACAGACTGCGCGGATGCAACGCTGGCCGTTACCGCCGAAGTTGCCACCAATGTTGCATCTGGAACGTTCTGAGCCGCCGCCAGAGTGCGCGCGGAAGCCGGCGCCGTGGCAGTGGCCACCAGCGCTGCATCGGGAATCGACTGCGTTGACGTGGCGCTGGCAAGCGCCTTCGCGGAGGCGATCAGCGCGGCATCTGGCACCGATTGCGTTGTGCTGGCGCTGGCGCGCACAGCAGACGTTGCCACCAGTTCCGCATCGGGAACACTTTGCGTCGAGGTCGCGCTGGCCAGCGCCTTGCTCGTGGCCACCAGCGCTGCATCGGGGACTGCCTGCGTTGATGTGGCGCTGGCCGCACCCCCTGATACTGACCATGAAGTCAGCCCGAGAATGCCGTCAACTGGCTGCGCTGTCGCGCTGGCGCCAGTGGCAAATCCCTGCTGGTTTACTCCGTCGACAAGCGCCGACGTGCCGGGTGTTGCGGGTGTTGCGAAACCGTCGTGGAAGACAACGCCATCAATCAGCGTCGAGGCCATTTAGTTGTACTCGAACCACGCCCCGTTAATCAAAAGCTTGCGGTTTGCTGTCGTCACTGCAAAGGTAGACCAGACAACAAGGCCTTCGCCAGCAACCAAGACAAGCTCATCGTCTTCCTCTGACGGATTCCATTCGTCGGTCTGCGCCGACCAGTGCCCACCACCGCCCGTGACAAGGTCCATCGTGTTTCCGACAAAGCCGAACACAGCAGCGCCCAGCGTCACGGTAAGGCCGGTTGACGCCGTGGCAATCAGGCCCTGAGCTGCTGCATCTGCCGTTTTTCTCCTGGCCGGCGTTGTGGTCGTGGCAGACAGCGTGCCAGTGAACGTGATGCGGTTGACGTTGATTAGCGGTGCGATCAGATCGACAGCCAGTGTCGTGCTGAAGTTGTGCTTAAACGTCATCCGGTCAATCGCAATTTTGACCGTGCTGGTCAGCGGATTGATGAGGAAAAGAAATCCTGTCGTTGTTCCCGTATGGACTGCGGCAGGGATTGCCTGTGCCGGGACAACAAACTTGTGCTGGCCTACAAGATCGCGCTCGGTGCTGGGGATAAAGAAATACTCTTCGACCGTGTTCGCGCCAACCACACTTTCCTTGGTGCGGATCTTCTTCCCGGTGTTTCCCGTGTCTGTCGGCAGGATGATGACTTGGTCTGTTTTGGCCGCCATTTGTATGTCTCAGTTTTGTGGGGTGAGTGCGCCAGCAGTGATGCCGTTATGCGCCGGGCCAGGTCTTCGTGTAGCCCGTGACTTGCACGGTCTGCCCGCTGGCGATCGACGTGTTGTCGATGGTCATGTCGCCACCGCCGCCCGTGGCCGTGATGCTGCCCTGCTCGTGGCAGTTGGTGCCAGCCGTGTCGTAGAAGCGGTAGTGCCCGGCCGTGTTGGTTCCGGCGCCCGTGGCTGCTCCGCTCAGAGGCAGGCCGTTGAGCACCTTCACGCCCGTGCCGGGGTTGGTCGCCCAATCGCTTGCCAGCGCAAATTCGATGATGAGCGTGCCGCTGGCGGCGGTGGCGCAGCTGGCAGGCTGCGTGCCGGTGTAGATGCGTACCTTGACGGCGGTGCCCTGGGCGGTTTCCCAGGCATCGGCCATCGCGGCGCGCACGGTAGTGCTGTACTGAACGGTCATTGCTGGTTCCTCTATTGCTCTGGTGCGGCGCGCGCTGCATCGGCGATTGGATTGAAGGACTTCATTTGTTGTTCAGCGCCGCCCAGGCGGCTGGGGTGGTGGTCGCCATCACAGCGGCGTCAGCCCGTTGTAGCCATAGCCGCTGATGCTCACGTCAGCCGTGCCACCCGGGGTCGTCACATATGCTGAGAATGCAATGGTTGCATCGCCAGTGCCGCCGCTCTTGGAAAGGGTTCCTGAAGCTGAAGGCGCGCCGGCCGCCGTCGCCAGGATCGTCCCCACGCCGCCCGAGACATTGAACGCCGCGACAGTGAAGGTTTGCGCGTTGTTGGTGTAGGTCGCGCCAACCGTCGGAACCACCGTCACCCCAGACACGGAGAAGACGTAGTACATCGGGGCCAGCTCGATCGTCACGGCCATGTTCATCGTCGCCACAACGGCATTGAGCGCAAAGGGTTGCGTCTGGAAGATGCCCGAGAAGTTCGGCGGGAACAGCGGCAATACCACACCCTGCGGCCCAGAATCAGCCAGCTCCTGCGTGCTCTTTGAAAGCCCGTCGATGTTGACCGGCGTGCCTGCCGGATTGAGGATATACGTCGGATTGCAGCGGCGCATGCCGGTCTGCGAGGCGCACTCGATCTTGGCGTATGCGACCACCGTGTCGCCGTTGGCCAGGGTGCCGTTCCAGCTTGCGGTGTTGGAAAAGTTGAGCTGCACCGTGCAAGTGACAGCGCCCGCGCTATTGTCGATCACCAAGCGCTGCTTATTGTCGGCCACGCTGGCAGTTACCACGCCCGTGCCGGCTGCGATGGTCAGAGCCAGGTTAGTCGCCACGCTGCCGTTGATGGTCCCGCTTCCAGCCGTCTTTGTGCCGGCCGTGCCGGTGAAGTCCATCAGGGTGACGGCCTTGCTCACGCGGAAAGCTGCGGCCGGGTACAGGTTGCGCAACAGAGTCTGAGCCGATGTGACGCCAGCGATGTAGGCGCCCCAGGTCGTGAAGTGGATGCCGTTCAGGCGCGTGAAATAGTCCGGGTTGGCATTGCCTGCATTGTCCAGCGCCATCGGGGTATAGATGTCGTTGAACTTGACGTTGCGATAGCCGGCGCACAGCGTTTGCAGGCCGGCGTTGATAAGCGGGATGTCTGAACGTCTTGCTGCTGCGCCGCTGGGGGTCGCCGCGCTCGCGTTGAGCGGCGTCAGGGCATCAACGATCACCAGTGCTTTTGCCGGAGCCACCAGATCGAACAGGCGCCGGAACTTCGTCAGGATTTGTGCGACGGTGGGTGTACCGGCGTCAATGCTTGGGTTTAGGTGGTTGATGCCGCTGTGAATCCACAGGATGTCTGAGTTATCCACCGCAGCCAACGGCCATTGAGGCGTCGATCCGGTGCCGATCAGTGAACTTGCCGCCGCTCCGTCAATCAGGGTTCCACCCACGCCACGATTGGAGATGATGTTCAGGCCAGCGCCGGGCATCTGAGAGATTGCCCAAGCGACGTGCGATTGCGAGGTTGCGCCGGTCCCGGTTCCGCCTGCGCCAACGTTGTCGCCGTAGCCCATGATCGAGTCACCTATGCCGGTGATGCTGCGCTTTGCGGCGATGGGGCCTGCCGCCAACGCTGCTGCTTGTGCGGTGGTAAGCGGCACGGTATAGCTTGTGCCCGCCCAGTCGCACAGCGGGTTGCCTGGCAGATCCTCGACCATGACCAACACGCCCTGTCCTTGGAATGGCAGGGTAGCGATCTCTTTCAGGGGCTTTCGGACATAGGTGACGAAGCTCATTGCGAGTGCTCCAGGTTCGGCGGCGCGCCGCTCACTTCGACGGCGTAGGACTGGAGGCCGCGGACCTGGTCGGCAAGGCGTTCAGCGTCGCGAGCGAGTCCTGCTGCCAGGTCTGAACACGAGCTAGATATGCTCCCGAGGGCGGCGGCGCCTGCATCAGGCTGGCCGGTGGCACCGGGAGCTTCGGGAGGTCCGACAGTGCTGGCAACGACCGCGGTGAGGCGCTCGCGCAGGCCGCGAGTTCCAGTGTCCAGAGCAGAAACACGGCGCTCAAGCAGAGATATGCGCTCCTGGTCAGCAGCTGCGATTTCATTGACCTTCTCCTGGTGCTTGTTGGCCAGCTCCTGGAGGGCACGCTGCTCCTCCTGGTCCTGGGCG